CGTCAGTAACGCCTGAAGTTCCAATTAATTTAAATAATCGCTACGTTGCGATTTTGGATCTTGCAGAAGCTAAAGATTTCACTATTGAAGTAAAATGGTCACAAGCACAAGCTTATTGTAACATTGAGTACCCTTTGGGAACCAATGTTGTGTCTTCTGATTTTCCTGGCATATTGTCAGGAATCCCGCAATTTAACGGGATTTTACAAGTCTACGTAGTTAATGAACTGGCTTCGTCGATTACAACGTCCGATGTAGACGTAAACGTCTACGTATCAGCAGGGGACGATTTTCAAGTTCAAATGCCACGTGAACGGTTTACCCAGGCTGCTTACGCGCGGAACGACTTAACGGTCGGACCACCAGCGCTTGCACAGTCTGAGGTAATTACAGATCAGGAAAATGATCCTGGTCAAAATACGACTATGGTTATTAATCCGTCGTATGTTCCGGTAGATCCAAAAAGTAATTTGGTATTCTTCGGAGAGCAGATAGTATCTGCCCGTTCAATGATGAAGCGTTACTGCTTTCACCGCGTTTTAACCGTTACAGGTTTGACAGCGGATCAAATATATAATACTGCTTTTACGCAGTTTAATATGCCTGTGGGACCTGGTCCCACATACGCCAGCAGTGTAGCTTCGCCCATTACACCAATCGCAGGGCCTGCCAATTACAATATATGTAGACTGACTCCGGTCAGATATTACATGCAAGCGTATATTGGCTGGCGCGGAGCGCTTAGGTGGAAAGCTGTCTTTATCAAAGGACAGGGTGACAGTGGCCTTATTAAAGCCGTGAGACGGACCTTCCGTTTAACAGTGGAAGACGTTTCTACAGCTTTGGTTAAGGGTACTGGAACTTCCGTACTCGATACGGCTCAGGAGTATTTATCTGCTGAGCCTAATAGCGATTTTTTCTTAGGTGGTAATTTAAATTCCGCGTTGGTTAATCCAACAATGGAATACGAATTGCCGTACTATAATGAATTTCGTTATGCCGAGTGCAGCGAACCACCGACAACTACCCCCATAATTAGGGAGAAGTATCAAGGAAATTATAATGGTG